TGCTGCGGACAGTAAGGCCTCTGGGCGGTGGGACACGAACCGTGGTGGTATGTATTACGCGGTGGGTGTTGGTTCGAACTTGGCGGGTCGTGGTGGTGATTTGGTGATTATTGACGATCCTCACTCGGAGCAGACGGCGATGAGCAACACGGGCTTTGATGATGCGTGGGATTGGTACACGGGTGGTCCTCGGCAGCGTTTGCAGCCCGGTGGAAGCATTGTTTTGGTTCAGACGAGGTGGTCTGAGAAGGACATGACGGGTCAATTATTACGTGCGATGGCCAAGGACCCGTTGGCGGATCAATGGGAAGTTGTGGAGTTGCCTGCTATTTTTGAGGATGGGACTCCGTGTTGGCCGGAATTTTGGAGTTTGGAAGATTTGACTGCGGTCAAGGCGTCGATTCCGCCGTCTAAGTGGAACGCGCAGTACCAACAAAATCCTACGGGCGAAGAAAATGCGATTATTCGTCGTGAGTGGTGGCGTGTATGGGAGCCGGAAAAGATTCCGCAATTGGAGTATGTGATACAAAGTTACGATACGGCTTTTAGTAAGCGCGAGACGGCGGACTATTCTGCGATTACGACGTGGGGTGTGTTTTATCCGAATGAGGGTGGTTCGGGTCCCAACCTGATCCTGTTGGACAGTAAGAAGGGTCGTTGGGATTTTCCTGAGTTGAAGCAGGTTGCGTTAGATAATTATAAATTTTGGGAACCTGATACGGTTATTGTTGAAGCCAAGGCGAGTGGACTGCCTTTGACGCACGAGTTACGGAACATGGGCATACCTGTTGTCAATTTTATGCCGAGTCGTGGTAACGATAAGGTGAGTCGGGTACATAGTGTGTCGCCCTTGTTTGAAGCGGGTATGGTTTGGGCCCCCGACGAGACTTTTTCGGACGAATTAATTGAAGAGGTCGCGGCTTTTCCTAACGGTGAGCATGACGATTTGGTAGATAGTATGACGCAGGCGCTTATGCGCTATAGGCAGGGTAACTTTGTACAACTGCCTACGGATGACTGGGAAGATGAGGAAAACCGTGTTAAAGTGAAAGCGTATTATTAACTTTTTTCAGGGAATTCCTGCTAATGAATAGTGCTTCTGTGAATCTTGGAGCGGGTGGATTTGTCTCCTACTTTGAGGATGGCGGCGCTAGTGTGGCTTTACCCGATACTACAAGCCCTGCTCAAGAGATCGAAGAATATACACAAGGGCTCTCTCCGGGGGCACAGAAGGTCATTCTTGAAACTGCTAGTAAAATGGATTCTGAAAGACTTCCCGCTTTTTTAGCTAGTCTCCAAATGGCGGATACTGAGTTTGAGATGGATGTGGGTAGGTATATGCCCGAAGGGTCTACGGTTGACCCTTCGAGAGCGAGATTATTGTCTTACCCTGAAGAAGCGGGTGTTGGGCCTAGAGGCTTAACCTTGAAGGGTTTAGCGCGATATGCTAACACACCTCCTGCAACTGAGTCTTTTAGGGGGTATACAGTAGACATCGAACCCAATACGGTAAATGCTATTGAAGCCGTAAACGCTAAACCTTGGTTATGGGCACACGAATACAGGCATTTAGAGGAAACTGACGTTGAACCCGGAATTAGGTCCGTTACAGCTCATAATACTCGGGAGATAAGCAACCAGATACAAGATGTTTTGTCGGCACAGAACCCCGATGAAGTACGTGCTAGAAGTACAGAACTATTACAGCACCTCTTTTATAGTACCGAGTTGAGTGGTGGGCAGGAAAAGCGAGTACAGGATTTGTACAAAAAGTTATTTTCTTCTAACTCTAGCGACGAAGAACTACCCGAGCTTGTCCAAGAGGTACTGGATATAAGCAGCTTAAAGAAACTAGCCGATTTAGTGTTAGATAAAGATAAAGTGCGACATAGTCCCTATTTTGAACAAAACATAGGTTATCTTACTTCAGAACGTGAGGGGTTACAAAAACCAACTATGCCAAAAAGCTATAAAAACGGTGGGCGGGTAGAAGAAGAATTTGACGAACGCGGCGTAGGAACCTTCTTTGCAGAACAGTTTACGCCTTTTGCGGACCCTCCTGAAGGCACTCGTTTTCAAGCGGGTGAAGAACGTGCGATACGGGATTCTGGTAATCCGGGGTCCGCGGACCGAGGCACGTATTATCCGGAAGGTGCTACTTTTTTTGAAGCTTTAGAACAAGGCTATGATTATCCGTTAGTTGAGGACCCTATAGACGGTCCTAATCGTCATAGTCGTCCGTATGGTCGTGAAGATTTACCTACGCCGCAAGAAATGGCGGACACTCGGAGTCACATGTTGGGCAGTGCTTTGATGGCTGCGGACTACGGCCCGAAGACCGCGATGACGGTAGGAAATCTTGGAGAAGACATTGGCTTTTCTGATCGTCGTCATCGTGCTATGGATAAGCGAAATAACGCGGTAGGTATTTCCATCTTTAAACAAGCGGGTATGGACGCAACCCCTGCGCAGTTAGCGCAAATGGTTGATGCCAAAATATTCAAGCAGTTAGATGCAATTATAGGACGTTCTGCGGACAACCGCAGTTTCAAGAGTCCTGAGAAGGGTCCTGATCTTTATATACCCAGAGATCAGTACGGCTACTTCGTGTCGGATTATTAGGAGTCGCAATGGCAAACGGTAAAGCAAACGCGGGTTTGATGGACGTACCTTCTCAGCTAGACATGGACGATTTGGCGGCTGAAGTAGAGATAGAGTTGCCCGATAGTTCTGAAGTATTGGTGCCTGAGTTGGACTCGGACAACATGAGTTCTATCGAGATTAGTGCCGAAGATGACGGCGGAGTTATCGTTGATTTTGATCCGCAAGACCAACGTGGTGCTAGTGAGGATTTTTATGCCAACTTGGCCGAAGAAATGCCTGACCGTGAGTTGTCTCGTATTTCAAGTGATTTGCTTGGTGAGTTTGATGCTAACAAGGCAAGTCGCCAAGAGTGGGAAGACGCCTATACCAATGGTTTGGAGCTTTTAGGTTTTACTTACGATGAGCGCACTCAACCTTTCCGAGGCGCCTCGGGTGTAACGCATCCGTTACTGGCGGAAGCTGCGACGCAGTTTCAAGCACAAGCATTTAACGAGTTACTGCCTGCTTCGGGTCCTGTTCGTACTGTAGTTATGGGCAAGGAATCCACTTCTAAGAATCAGCAAGCTTCTCGTGTACGTCAGTTTATGAACTACTACATCACGAGCGTTATGGAAGAATACACACCTGACATGGATCAGATGTTGTTTTACCTCCCCTTGGCCGGTTCTACGTTTAAGAAAACGTATTTTGATGAAACGTTAGGTCGTGCGGTATCTAAATTTGTGCCTGCGGAGAACTTGATTGTTCCTTACGAAACGTCAGACCTCGAAACTTGTCCCAACATTACGCAAGTGGTGCGCATGTCGCTAAACGATTTGCGCAAAAGGCAGATTGGTGGCACGTATTTAGACGTTGAAGTTATCCCGGCACAGAAAGAAATGTCTGATTTAGATGGTGAAATGGACCGTATTGAAGGTCTGGAGCCTAATCAGATAGATTATGATTGCACCATTTTAGAATGTCACGTTGATTTAGACTTGGAAGGTTACGAAGAGCTTGATGACGAGGGCGAACCTACTGGAATCAAGGTTCCTTACGTTGTCACGTTGTCCGAGGACAATGGTCAGGTGCTGTCGATTCGTCGTAATTTCCAAGAAGATGACGAATTAAAAAGAAAGATACAATACTTTACACACTTTAAGTTTTTGCCGGGATTTGGTTTCTACGGTTTAGGCTTGATTCACACCATTGGTGGTTTGTCTCGAACAGCAACGTCGGCGCTTAGGCAGTTGATCGACGCCGGTACGCTGTCTAACTTACCGGCAGGGTTCAAGGCCCGCGGTCTACGGATCAGGGACGATGACGATCCGTTGCAGCCCGGTGAGTTCCGAGACGTGGACGCACCCGGAGGGGCGATACGTGACAGTCTTATGCCTCTGCCCTTTAAAGGTCCTGACCAAACATTATTTAACCTACTTGGTTTTGTGGTAGAAGCCGGACAACGTTTTGCGACGATCACGGACCTCAAGGTTGGTGACGGTAATCAGCAAGCTGCGGTAGGTACAACTATCGCTATGATGGAGCAGGGTACTCGTGTAATGAGTGCGGTGCATAAGCGTTTGCACTACGCAATGCGGCAGGAGTTTAAGATTCTTGCGCGTGTTATGTCTGAAAGTTTGCCACAACAGTACCCTTATACGGTGCCGGGTGGTGATGAAACTATCATGCGAGAAGACTTTGATGACCGTGTAGATGTCGTTCCGGTAAGCAACCCTAACGTATTTAGTCAGGCGCAGCGTATTGTTATGGCGCAGACTAAGTTGCAGCTTGCTTCTCAAGCCCCTGAAATACACAATCTAACCGAAGTATATCGGGATATGTACGAGGCACTGGGTGTAACGGACGTTGATCGAATTATGAAGGCGGTCCCTGTTGATGAACCGGCTCCACTTGACCCTGCCCAAGAAAACATCAATGCTTTAGATATGTTAGAGCTACATGCTTTTGAAGGGCAAAACCATCAGGCGCACATTACGGCGCACTTAGTATTTGGCGCGTCGCCCATGGTTGGTGGTATGCCTCCTATTGCTATTAGCTTGCAAAAGCATGTAATGGAACACGTACAGATTGCGGCTAAAGAACAAGCGGCTGTTGCGTATTTACAGCAGGTACAACAAAAAGGTGGTCAGCCTGCCACTGACGACGAGATGCTAGAAATAGAGAAGATGACTGCTCAGTTTGTAGCAGAAGGCTTGCAGCAGGTTAAACAGCTATCTGGCGAATTGTCTGGTGCCGGGGCCCCTGATCCGTTGGTTCAGCTTAAAGAGCAAGAGCTACAGATTAAGGCACAAGGCGATCAGGCCGATCAAGCGATTGACCAAGCCAAGGTTGAATTGGATGCACAGAATCAGCAGATGCGTGGTTCGCAGTTTGACAGACGTTTGGCTTCACAAGAAGCACAAACACAGGCACGTATCCAATCTGCGATGGAGCGTGAATTGCTAAAGCAACGAGGAGATAACAATGAAAGGTAAAGTAAAAGTAAATGGTTCAGCGCCAAAAGCGCCGCCAAAACCAGTCGAGTACGCACAGATTGATAAGCAGGGTCGTATTCCATACGGCAAGACTGCTGCTGCGCCCTATTCTGATAAGCGTATTGAAGAAGGCAAAGGTTCGGGTTCTAAGCTTACCGCTCGTGGCATGGGTGCTGCGAAACGTGGTGGTAGTTACATAGGTTGTTAAAAAGGGTTTCTAATGGTTGATTTTAGCCGGTTTATAAACATGGGCGACTCGGGTCAAAACCGGAGCGATGGCCGAGGCTCTCGTGGGCGTAACACGGTTCCAATGCCTGCACCAATGCCTGC